TATTAATTGTTGTTGTGTACTTGTTCCAAGTCTTACGTCATTAATGCCATAACTAAATATATACATGTCAGCTTGTTCATTTATTACTTCTGTCGTTCCAGTTGCAAGGTAATTTAACAAAGTATTCCCGTTGTGTCCGTGATTAACCAATGTAATACCCTCTAAGCTGTCTCCACTGCCCGTATAGTTATTTATAATTGTGTTCCACAGATACATTGCGGCTGTTGTGTTATCTGTCGTACTATCACCAACACAGCATATTTTTTTATTGCGATTGAATTGTAAGTCTCTTAGCCATCCACTCAATCCTGCTTTTTCAGATTGTGCCGCATTATCTGCCAACTGTGCATCAACGCTTGTGCTAACACTATCCAATTCAGCTTTCTTTGCAATCTCAATATTGCCAGTATCACTACCTATAAACAGACACTTATCATCGGTAGTGAACCCTAATTCAGCTACATCAAATTGAGGAGTGTTAATACCAAGTCCACGTCTAAATTGTATTTTTCTTCCTGCCATTGTATCCTGCACCTCCATAAATTCTGTTCAGTTTTCTAATTGTTTAGACATAAGAAAAACGCCCCGAAAGGCGTTTGTGATAAATAAGAATCTATGTCGTATAATAATGCGTCAACTACGACTTAGAGTAGCAATGCCTTAATGAGCTTATTGCCTCCGCTAGATGCTGTTGTTTCCGAGCATACCGCCGTTCCGTTTGTTTCTGTGGATGCTTCAAATAAACCTGTTGTGAAATTGAATTGAAGATAATCACCTTTAGTAACTGCCGAAAGCCCAAATAATACTTTAACGGTCTTTCCCTTAATAGCCATCCACCCAAATTGTCCCGCGATAATATCTTGCAATATTATACCATTTAATTTATTACTAGTTGGGATTTTAACTGCAACTTGCTTAATGCTTGAATTGAAATAATCTAAAACAACTGCTTGCCCTCTTAGCAATGTAACACCAGTTGAATTATAAACTTTAGAATCATACCATCCAGTAGCGTGGTAGTTACCAGCTAATCTGGTATCGTCCACCCAAAAATAAGGGATATCAGAAGCAATGTGCAAATCTACATTATAAGGAACTAGTAAAGGGTCTGATACAGCAACAGAGTCTCCAGGTGGTATATAATACCCTGCTGTGGATCTTATTTTTAACTGACCATCTAGCAAATTAGTTTTACAATCAATAAGTTCTACAGTGTCTATTTGGCTAGATCCTAAGTCTTGAACATCTAATATGTGGCAGTTAATACATTGCATCCTCTTAATGGATAACTTATGTGGTGCTGTCTGATTCTGGATATTATGGTATAGAACACCGTGGATCTTTTCTGTTGCGGAATCAAATCTGTACCCTGTAGTACCAACATATTCACAAATAATATCTTCAAAATTAATGTTTTGGTTTGCCCTTAGACCTGTTCCTAGGAAACAACCATCATGATGAATTAGTCTTAAATTAGTAAAGTTAGCCGTGTAGATTCCTACATTATCGGCGTGAATACAATACTTTGCATCATTTGTGTGTATCGTAAGGTTTTTAACATTGCAATTTACAGTCAAGAATATGCCACTTTTAATAGTCCATGCTGGAACGTCTGTGGGAGGGGTTAGTGTTCCGTCACCCCGTATGATTACTCCGTCTCTGCTTTCGCCCTCTAAGTGAACATAATCCCTCATTAGAAGATTTATCTCGTTGTATGTGCCATTTTTAATAAATATATTGAATTGGTTATTGATAGAAGGGCTTACGCACGCTGCAATTGCTCCTGCTATCGTTGTATAATCGCCACCTGTACTCGCTACTGTGTATTTTGTAGCAATAGCAGAAGCGGAAGTCTTTTCATTCCCTAGTACAAAACAATGGACAGATCCAATATTTAAAGTTCCAGCTACAGCAAATGTTGAATATAATGTAGCCCCTGTGCTATCCCACAAAACAGGTATTATTATTTCGATAGTTTTTTCTATGCCTAATGTATTTAATAAAGTAGTACTTACGGACGTATTTGGGTTGCACCAAGTAGTTGGAGTAGCTCTTTGGTACACTAGTAATGTGGTATCTATATTACTGGCATACGTCACAACTATTCTCATTTTTCTTGTGACATCTTTTTGATAGAGGGTTGGCAATATCTCGTCTAACATTATGCCACCAATGTTAGTGTCGCCTCTAACGATTTCTAGATAATTGTTGCCTTCTTTAAACAGTCCTGCATTTGCTTTCCAAGTTTTTGTTGATGTACCTGTAACTGTTCCATACCAATTAATCAACGTTTCAAAGGTAGGATTAAAACCAAACTTTTGTTGTGAATAAAATTCTTTTGTGATTGCTAACGGTAAATCTTCCACTTTCATTACAGGAGGAATAAATTCGATTCCAGTGTTAGGGGTAGTTAATATGATTTTATATGCTTCGTAGACGGTTTTGACTGTACCTGTTTCTAACTGGACTATAGCAAGATTGACATCGTCTACTTGAATCACGCCATACGCCGTATTTGCAGGGGTCACAAATGTTGTAGTCATGGCACTGATACCGCTAATATAAACTTTACTTGCGTCCCAAAAACTTATGTTTGTAATTCCTAGTTGTGCATAATTAGAAACAGATGTCATTGGCATATATTCACTTAAATTCTTTCCAGCTTGTGTATTACTTCCACCAGTAAGCGGATTCTGATATTTCCCTACTGTGATAGCGTTTTGGTTAAATTTATTCTTACCCACCGTAAAGCCCTTTATCTGTTGACCTACCAAAGTATTATTGGCAGGGATAGGACTATAGGTAATAGGTGTAACTCCTGTCATTTGTGCAAGTGTTTCAGTATCAAAATCTGTTGTGGCGTTTAATTTTACTACCTTATCTCTTTTTAATGCTACCTCAACTTTTGTCGCACTCTCAGCCTTATCCGACAGACGGTCACTCTCTTTTGCAAGCTGAACATTCCCAATAGCACTTCCAATAAACGGTTTTATACTATCAGTTGTGATTGCTGGCTCACCTATATCCAAGATAGGTAAATTAGCTTCTGGTCCACGTGATATCTGTATCTTGCGTCCCATTAAAATTCACCTCCATCTAAAGCTACTTCTGTGAAAGTATCCCCGAACATTCCAGCATCAACTGGGCTTGTGGCTTCTAGGAGTGACTCAGCAAGTTGGGCATCGTACTGAGCCTGTAGATCTAACATTTTAGCGTCCAACTCAGGAATTACATTGGCACTTATCAACCCTGTGCCATTGTCTAAGCTATCTAGAACAGTGAACGAGAACTGTGCAGTGCTTAGCCGATTCCCATTTAGCGAAAAGCTGATCTCGCCTTTTACAGTTCCTACGGCAGCTAAAGTTTGAGATAGCAACTTACATTCCAATGTCCCACTTGGACCATCTAATATAGTAACCCCTGTAGTTTGGTCTTGAATTACGAGTGTAAAATCTGGTTTCATGAAAGCTACTCTAACACTCTGACCTGTGATATCAACAGGCCAAATTGAATCCAATATAGTAAACTCAATCACACTATTACCATTATCATTTTGAACAAAATCTGCTGTCAATACAGATACCTGTTTGAAATCCAAGTTCATTTTGTATCGGTTTTCTATGATAAACGCCTCCCTAACTTATTTTTGAGCATAAAAAATACCCCTGACCGTGGGGGTTGATTTCCTTAAATTTCTATTAACCGATCTTGAATGTAATGTGGAGCATCTGCTCCAGCAACCAAATCGTAAAAACTGATCCTGTGGTCAACAATGTCCAAAGAATTTTCTGTTTCCCTGCCTGTAGCTTCTTGATTTCATCATCGACATCTTTTCGGCATACAGTACAATCTGCTTTCATAGCAAACTCAGATTTACTACGAGCACCCTCTAGCTTCATTTCCATTAACAAGTTGTAGAGGACATCGATCTTGCTTTTAACCTCTGCAATTCCCCGAACTTGCTCCTCCAATGTGGATACACGTTCTAATAAATCCTTATCCTCTGACACTGCATTGCCCTCCTCCTATTGGTGCTTCTATAAAACAAAGACCCCAACAGGTTACCCTGCAGGAGTCATTAACCAAACAATGCTATCTAATACCTCTACTGTGCTTGCACTCATTACAGCCCCACCACTATTTGTTAATGCTTGGGATTTACTATGCATACCGAATTTCCACATTGTTAGCTCCGATCCAAACTGTTGTAATTGAAGCTTAGTGTGAAAGACCACTTCCCCATCTTTAAGGGTAATTGCTAGAGGGAAAGCAGCATCTGGGATGAAACCACTTTGCAGTGAGGAGAATACCTCTACCCAAAGCTTTTGACTTTCTTCACTGTAATCATAAATGTGGGATACCCCTGTGCAGGATGAAGCAAATCCATCTAGCATATTTTGTTCGTAAGCTTGCTTGATTTGCTCTATTTTTAAAGTCTTCAGATGGGCTAGAACATATTCTTCAGATTTACCCTCCCCCCATACTTTATTGACTGAATCCCATTGGGGATGGTGAAACCCTGGTTCAGCTTGAACCTCTACACAATCCCCAGGGGTTAATTCGTCATCTTCAAGCAATATATCTTCAATGAACATTCCATTAGTATCAATTCTATGAACCATTTTCATATGAGAACCTCCTTAGATTAAATTACCAAGTCGGGAAGCAAACTCCATCAAAGCTATATTGGATCACCTCCTATACCTCTGCTCTGAGGTGGATGTTGTGTAATGAAACCCAAGTATTTGAACCTGTCATTTGGGCTACAGCACCATCAGAACCTACGACAACCTCTGAGAAAAGATCAGCTCCTACACAAGCAAACGGAGTGTAACCTGAAGGTCTGCACCCTGCAGGTAAAGTAAAAATAGTTCCAGCTCCACTTTTCACCATTCCAGCCAGATGAACAATACCAAAATCATCTTTGTAGTATGAAGCTCTTGGATACTGAGGGTAAGCACCATAATTTACCCAAGCACCTAACATAGTGGGGATAATCCAAGGCTTGGGGGTCAGGTAACTTCCACCTATAGCTAAAGTTGTCCCTGTCGTATTTAACGTAGGGACACTTGCTGGCATTGCTGCTGAACCAGTACTTGCTGGCATGCCAGTTCCCCTAGTAGCATCGAGCATGTTGTCAGCAAAAGTTCCACCAACAGGGTTCGTGAAGAAGCCAACGAACTTTTCCGTTCCAGTGGCTCCTGCTCCTGCCGTTCTATAAATAGCTATGCCAATAACAGGGGCTGTAAAGGCTGGAATAGTCACGTTTACTATTTGGTTTGAAGGAGTAATCGTAGATTCTGCCCCTGCTACAAATCCACTCATGTAATAATTTACAGCTGAGTCTTTCCACCCAGTTACACTAACTAATTGATACTTGACAGCAAGGGTTACTACCCCTACTGCTCCAAGGGCTAGTGTTGGAGCTACTGGGGCTGTAGTTACGTTAGCTAAATTAATAGCACCCATATCTGCTTGACCAGTCATAACCAATCTGAACTGATCAATATCAGCAGCCATTGGTGCTGTGCCTGGGTTCACAGTTTTAAAGTTTGACATTATCTAACTCCTCCCTTATATTTGGGCATAAAAAAGCACCCTAAAGAGAGTCCTTCAAAGGTGCTTTTTCTTTGCTAGGTTAGTTTCCTATATGAATGACAGACCACTGCACCGTGACCGTATCCCCAGTGAGTTTTACAAAGCTTGGTAGTTGAACATGAGCAAACATTGAATTGTTAACATCAAAAAGCCCTGCCTCTGTCCACGTACCTACTGCTTCACCTGTGTTGTAAGTTACTGAATACTGACTCGTGTAATTGAGCCAGACGGTACTAAAGTCAAGGTTCTGGATACCTGTTCCTGTCATTGGAATCCAAAGGTTAGTGTCTGAGGGGTCAGGACTTGTCATTGGAGGAGTTGGATTACCAGTCCCCACTTGAATCTTAGAGGGGACTGTTGGTACGACATAATTAGCAGCTGTTGGTCCGACCCACATATTAGCAGCCTGTGCTCGTGCAAAGTTGGTTATTTGATTTTTAAATAAATGCTCTGTAATTATTCCATGCTCATCCGTCTTAGTAATCTTCACGTACCCAAAGGCTGTTAAAGAATCCATCATGAGTAAATCCCTCCTTGGTTCCAATTAAAACTAGTTTGTGGGGTTAGGTTGAGATCCCCATTTAGGGGCAACTTCATTACTGTAGTTGTATCTGTAAATAAAGGGGAAGCCGTAAGAAACCCTGCTAACACTTCTAAGGTAGTCAAGGATCGAGTAAACACTGTTATATCTTGCATCACAGAATCTAATGAGTAACTGAGTCCATCACTGTAAACCCCGAAGTATGCCGTAGAGGAAAATGCTGTAGAAAGAACTGGAGAAGGGACCGTAACAACAACCACTCCATCCACGAGTAAATCACAAGCCCCAGCTGACCATCGGACAGTAAACATATGCCAACCAAGAGAAAAGTCTGTGATGGTTGAGGTGTATATAGCTGTGCCAGCATTGTTGCATACCTTTACTGCCCAAGTTGCAGTGTTTTGAGAGTGATACACCCTAAAGGCATCAAATCCCCCAGCATTTAAGATTGAAAATAGAGCTGGGTATATTGCAGGGACTTGACGTTGAGTGTTTGCAGTTACATTAACCCACATGTTGATCGTCCCTGCCGTAGGAGAGAATCCTGTAGTAGGAACGGTTAGTGCCTCTGCAATACGAGTAGATGGGAGTGAGACACTATCATTACGATGATGACTTGTTGCATATGCTTTATTCTCTAGCTGTAAACCACCGTAACTTATCATAATCCCTCCAAGTAAAGGAGGTCTTAGCTTAATGATTATTGAGGTAGCAGTTTCTCCTGCAGGGAACGTACCTTTAATCGTAAACTGTTGAGGGACGTTTGCTACATTAAAGGTTAGTATAGATGCCCCAAGTGGGGATCCTAGCCCTCCAGAAGCCATCGGCCCTAACATCCCTAATAGGGCAATATCCCCTTCTTGGGTACAGGAGGCAATGAACGTCAAAGTCCAAGTTGTACTTGCAAGGGAAGACCCAAAACTAGCAATAGGAGACTTGACGTAATTATCAGTAGCAGACTGCACATTATGGGTTACTTGAAGTGAGTTACTACCAACGGAAGAAACTGCAGGACCAACTCCCAACACGTTTGACAAAGCTGCATTGTTTTGGCAGACCCAACCTAAGGGCACTGGTCCCCAAAGTGATGAGCCACTGGCTATGATACCTGTGTCACATTGAAGACCAAAATTAAACCCTTGAGACAAATCCCCTGTGCCAGATAGAGTCCCTAACAAAGTTCCCCCAGTATTAGTTAGATATAGCTTTGCTGTAACTACGTTGGCTGTGCTGATGGATACTGTAATACAGTAGAGGGTGTTAGCTAACTGTGAAAAAGCTACACTTCCTAATGAAGTATCACTAGTTGCACCAGTAGGTCCGTCCCCAATAATGTCATCGATAGAGAAGTACCCAGAGCTAATTCCACACTCATAATAATTGTATTCATCTATCATTACTAAAATTGAGCAACCACTAGTGTTAGTCGTGGTTTTAAAAGTGGCTTGAAATTGCAATGGCACACTAGCTCCTCCAATAGTAGCAGCCAATGGCTTCCAAGTATTATTACCAACTTCAAGCCTACTCTCTGAAACAGAACCACAAGAAGTAGCCCCTGCTGCCCCAAAGGTAAATGCCCCTGCAACCGTTACCCAAGCAGTATTGTTATTTTGCAAAGTATCTGAAAATAGTGCTTGAGTGACACTGTCAATTGCCACAAAGTCAGAATTTAGAATGTAATTAACTGTGGCTTCCTCAACCAATAGTCCTTTACCAAAAGGTGCAGGAGTGTTAACAAATCTAGGCATGTCTGGTAACACAGTTTTTCCATCGATATTGTTTGTGATTGATGCTCTGGTGAAGGTAGCCTGTGTCCCTGCTAACCAAGTGTAGGGGCCTACTGTTTTTTTAAGGGAAACATTTTCTCCTAACTGATTCTGCTCAGTGGGGGATTGGAACTTTTGCAGTACTATGTTGGAAGGATCTGTATCGTCTTGACTGTTCAAACTCAGAGATTCAATAAGCTTTACCATTGCTCCTACGTCATTGGGCATAAAAAAAGACCCCTTTCCTAGACTAGATAAGGACTGTTGGCAAATTCTATTTGATTTCTAACCATGAAGTTACCATTAATGTTGTTTACTATTGTCTTAGTTACTCGGAGAACATACATCTTTGTGTTTATTCCACCCATTCGTTTCCTTGTCACCAAGGTGAATGACTGCCCTGCTCTCCAACCAGAGGTGTATGATTCAAACGATCCAGTAATTTGTGGAACACCATATTTCTGTACTAGTAATTGGGCTTTAGATTGAGGGGCTGCAATTGTACTATTTGTTAAGGATTTATCCTCTTGGGAATACTCGTAAACTCCGTCTGAACCCTCAACTGCAGCAATAGCAACTTGGCTCATAGCATCCTGTCCCATGTATATGACATCTTTCATATAATAAAAATGAGCAGCTACAATCTGGCCTGTAGAAACTGGGGTCATGCTTCCGTCATAGTTTGGTATTCGTAATAAATGTTGTGTATAGTGTATATAGGCTGTTTGAAGGCCCCCTGGTTGGTTAGGTGCTCCATCAACAATGTCCTTCTTCATAGTCATTGGAACCCCCAAGGTAGCAACCCCTGTGGTTTGGAAGGAAATATCTGCATTGTAGTTAGCCACGTTCATGTAGACTGCTACGGAGATATCATTTTTAAGTGAACTCACACGATAGCCGAGGGACCACTGAACAGTGGTATCATCCCCAGGAAAGGATAAATTAAGGGAGTTTGCACTTCGGGTCTTAAACCCTCGAAGGAAAATACGATTATAAACTTGTTGACCATCCTCAACTAATTCCAAATCTCCATAACTAGCTAGGTCGTTATCCACGTCCAAGACATTGTTAGGTAATGGACTTTTAAGTTGTTCAAAAGGGTAGAAGTGAACGTCCTTGTAGTAATCAATATAAAATCCATACTCTAATTGATCTGCAATATTCTTAATTGCATTGGACGGTGTAGTGTAATTGAAGTACTGAGGAACAATTTGGTTTGGGGTTGGCATCACATTGTTACAAGTGAACCCTGGGCAATATTGTTTCACGATCCGATTAACGATCCCATCACCGTTACCGTTGGTCACTGAAATATTCATGTTTGCTGCATCACCAGGCACAAGGGCTAACAGTTGACTTCTAGTTCCTGCTACATAATATTGGGAGTACCATTCAACCACTAAGTGCCGATTAAACCAGTGCTCGTAGGATTTGACTACGACATTGTACATTAAGCTTGGTCCCTCAGTGGTCTCAGATATTTGAACTACGACTCCTCCAAAATCACGAGCTAATTCAACCCCCGATGTCGTATCAACGGTAGACCAAATAAACTCTTGCCCAGCAAATGGTCTTGGCAGTTCTCCGTCAAGTTGCAAGGTAAGCCCAGCACTATCACTGGTCATTACAACATTGTTGTCTACGTGGACACTTCCGATATCAATGTAACTTGTGTAATCGATCCCACCAATCGTTAACAGGATCTTACTTGCCATTAAGGTATCCTCCTTTAATCGAGAAATAGTGTTATATATTTAGTTGCCTTGTAAGGGCAAATTATGAACAATTTAAAAGGAAAGAAGAGACCTTTCGGCCCCTCCCTATTAATTGACCATTGCCATTTGCAATCGTAACTGCTTTGCAATGTCTTGACCTATTTGTGCTCCATTTTTACCGACTCCATTGACGTTAATCGTGTAAGTGTTATTCTGGGTTTTGTTACCTCCACCACCACTGCCACCACCCATGTTGACCATACGATTCATCGAGGATTGATGTGGGGTGATCTTTGAACCGTTTGGAACTTTGATTAACTCTGGGCCATCTTCACCGACCCAAGATTCTCCATTACTATTACTGAAGAAATCCGTACCTTGAGCATTCCTTTGAGCACCAGTAGCTTTTCCTGTATTGGCACTACCACTGTAGTCAATGGTTTCTTTATACCCGAGAGCTTTGTTGATATTAGCATTGAGATTTGCAACCCAGCTGCTTGAATTAGCAGCTAGATTTGAAAAGAAGGATGACATGTTAATTCCGAACCTTTGCCATCCTGTAAGCATAGCTCCAGTGGTCAAGTTCACCTCGTTAACAAGCCCTGGTCGTTCATTTTGCAGAGCAAACATAGTATCGTTGTAAGTGCCAGTAATCTGGCTCAGAACTCCTGTGTGCTGTTTTGTAGCACTGTCTATTGCATCAGAAGCTTGCTGGTTGGTCATAGTGTGAAGCACGTCTCTGTTCCGTATAACCGTGGCAACAATGTCTTGATACTTTTTATTCTCTTGGTCTGTAGCACCGTTTCTAGCAGCAGCAGCATTTTTAAGAGTGTCACTAGCAATCTTAGCTGTTACTTCTCCGTGATCAGACTCTAGTATTGCAAGAATAGCTTTCTGCTGTATTTCACCCTCTGAGAGTTCCAGTACGGCACCTTTGGTCATAGCTTGGAAGTCTCGGATTAGTTGCTCTTTCATATCGTCAGTGACTTTGATTCCAGCCTTAGACATTTCAGCCACTTTATCAGACACATTTTTGTTCATTGCATCAGCTTCAGCAGTGACCCCTAGTTTCTGTCTATTAGCAGTGTCAACCATGCTATTATAAGTTGCTTCATCGATTACCTTTGAGTCCTTAAACAGCTTATTGGCACTGGCTATTTCTTCCGTGTACCGAGACTTGGCTGTAGTAATGACCTTGTCGTGCATGTCTTTAGAAGCAGCAATTACATTAGCAGCTGTATCTTTTGAGATGGCTCCACCTTTGATATCAAGTTCTTCTAATTGTGTCAAAACACGATTGGACATTGTAACAACAGAAGCTACTGACTCATTGGACATTTTTGTAATGTCGTTAGTGTAGTCTGATCCCCAGAAGAAGGTCTTAATTTTTCCTCCTAAGTCAGCCATAGTGTTAGCAGTCTCGTTAATGAAATCTTGGAACGGTTGGAAGTGTTGGTACAATTCAAATAAGGCAACCCCTACACCAGCAATTATCCCTACTATTGGCAAGAACCCTAAGGCCAACCCACTAGCAGCAACCTCGGCTCCACCGACTGCAACCGTAGCACCCTCAGTAGCTACAGCTAATACACCAGTTGCTCCAGCTAATCCGTCTGTAGCAAGTATTGCTTCTCCATTGGCAAGCACAGTAGCCCCAGTAGCCACGTTTAACTCTTCACGAGCAATTGCTGCTCCTTCAGAAGCTACACCAGAAGCACTAGTAGCAACCGTAAGTTCTGTGGTTGCAACAGTAGCAGCAGGAGTTCTTGTGAGCAAATCACCTAATGCAATGTGGAAGAATTTAAACATTGCTACAGTATTCATGAAGGCTCCACTGAGCAGTAAGGTTACCCCTGTGAGAGCACCAGCAGAAACAACGAATGTTTGCATAGGTTCTGATAAACCACTGAACCAATCGATCATCTTCTGACCTTCAACGACTAATTTCTCTACCACTGGAAGGAGGGCAATCCCGATTGTTTTTTGCATGGTCTCAAAGTTAGACTTCAAAACTTGCATACGACCAGCAGCATTGTCCATCTTTGCAGCCATCAACTCGTGAGCAGAACCTGTTTTGTTAACATCCCCTGTCAAGGTGACTAACTCTTCATCCGTTGTGTGAAGGATTGCCTCCATGCCCCCGAGAGATCTCATTCCGAACATGGTTTTCATTGCTACTTCTGTTTGCATAGGGGACAGTTTCCCCATTGATTCCTGCAGGATATCGTGCATATCTGCCAAGCTTTTTACTTTCCCAGAAGCATCAAAGAACTTGTTTCCTCCGTCTTTAGTGATGATTCCTAGTTCTTTCATCTTATCGATTGCTGGGCCAGTTCTTCCGGGTAAATCAGCAAGCATTGCCCTTAGCATCGTACCTGACTGAGTACCTTTGATCCCTGCTTTTGCCAGTAATGAGAGTGCTGTGGAAACGTCCGTCAACGGTAAGCCAAGGCCCCCAGCAAGAGGTCCGACATACTTCAATGTATCTAGAAATTCACTCATTGTCATACGAGCATTGTGCATGGCTCCAGAAATCATGTCTCCGACTTTGCTGAATTGCTCCTCAGTCGTTGCACCAAACTGTTTAACAGAGGGGCCATACTCATTCAAGATATCGGTCATTACGTTTGCAGTATCAATTAATGAACTATCAGTTGCACCAGCAACATCCTGCACCGTTTTAATGGCACCACCCATAATGTTTGAGTAGTTGACTCCTTGCTTTGACATAACATACATTGCATCAGCCAAGTCATTTGCCGAGAATAAACCAACTTTTCCTAACTCAAGAGCTTTGTTAGATAGGTCTTCTACCTCTTTAGTAGTTAGTTGGGTGGCAGGGGTTAGTCGTTCATTCAAAGTGGCTGTGATAGAGCTTACTGAGTGTTCAAAGTCAGCCCCAGCTTTAATGGACTCTACAAAGAACCCTGTAACTTTTCGTCCAACACCTTCAATAGTAGAACCTACCATCTGTAAAGAAGCAGCCTTTGACATTGAGCCGAAGCTTTCAGCAGCAGTTATTGCAGCTCTCGAAACTTCAGACTCAGCAGTGACGGTCCGAGCAAGAGCAACATTAACTCCAGTGATCTGCTCATACATGCCTTTCCATGTGCTACTGTTTTCCTCACCAAGTAATCGAGTCAGTCCTGAGAGAGTGGAGTCCTTCTCGATGATCCCCTGGAGGGCAGTTTGGATCTCCTTAGAGGACATTACTACAGTTTCTCTCCACTTATTTACGGAGGCAACTAGAGGCCCATCTGTCTCATTTTTTATAGCAGTTAAGTTGCTTACCACTCCAACTCTCATCTCGGTGGTTGCTTGATATACACGTTTCATATCGGATGTAGACATGTCTGCAAAACCATTGGCTGCAGCCCCTGCACCTTTGAAAGCTTCTGAGTTTGCTCTAGACCACTCTAATAAAGCATCCCGAGTGAGATAGATCTCTTCACGTTCTGTTTTCTGAGTTCCGGTTATAGCTTCACTCGATGCAATGGCTGCTTCCGAAGTAGCTTTCATGCCGTCTTGCATTGCTTTCGTAGAACCTGACACGGTCTCACTTGTTGCCGTGAAAGACTCAGCTGTAACCTTCATAGCTTCTTGAACTGGCTTTACAGTCTCAGAAACGACCTTCATGCTCTCCATTACTTTGGCAGCAAACTCTTTAAAGATTTGGGAAGCCTCGTCTTTGGCAGTGATTATCAGTCCTAATTTTGCACTTACTTCAGTTGCCATTCTCTATAATTCACTCCCTCCCTTAAGCCTGGGATTTCTGATAGGCATTCTCCCTTTGCAGAAAAAGAAAAGCCAGCTCGATTTTGTCTGCTGGCTGTTCGTCTAATTCTGTATAAGTCCATCCCATCGAACGGATGAGGGAGAACTCTGCATACTCAAGGGGCACTTTATCGGTGTATCCCCTGAGAGCTGAGTCCACCCTCGTTATTAGTTTTTTCTGCTTACTGCTGCCGATTTCAATTCAGAGAACTTCAAGGTAACTGCTTCAATCACAACAGATGGACAAGTTTTGACAGTCTCTTCCGTCAATGGGAACACCAAGAGGGCACCATCTTCGTCTTCGATGTTTCCACTCTTGATGATGGCAATAGCAACCATTTCAGCTACGTCAAGCTGAGAAGACGAACTTACATCGGAAAGAACGATTGTGGTGATCTGTTTTTGTAAGCCCCAAGATAAGAACTTAGGTTCTTTAATTTCTACGAATTGACCATCACCAAGAGCTTCAATATCTACACGAATTGCCATAACAAATAAACCTCTTTCTTTTCTTTAGATTAATAAACGGCTACTGGGCTTTTGACTACGATGGTTGCATTTCCTGCATCCGTGGTGTTGTAGTAAGCATCAAACTCTAAGTCACAACGTACAAACTCTTGGCTCGTGTCAATGCTTGCTTTCTTGATATCACACATATTAAAGGTGAAAGTGAGGGCTACGTTGACCCCTTGAGTAAAGGTCAAGACGATTGGAATATCTGCAGCACCGAGTAAATTCATTTCTGCCTCATCCTCGATATCGAACGTGAGCTTTCCAGATATTTCAATCCGACCAGCAGATGCTTTTGAAGGAGCAGCACTGTTGTTTGCTCCATACAGGAGTTTACAGTCTCTCTTGATGTTGATTTCTCCACCGACTAGGTTTAGGTTAGCAACGGCATTGACTGTGAGGGAACCTGTATAACCAAGGTGAGGAGCTACTGTGGTGTAAGTAGCAGTAGTAGTAGATACGACTGCTGATTTCAGGCCGATATACTTAGCATCCATTGTGAGTAGACCTTCTGTATCAAACTTGAAGGACAGATCTGAGATCAAGGAACCACCATAACCATGTTCTGCCACACCGTTGAAATAACTGAGGGTCAAAGAAGGAGGCATTGCATTTACAATTTTAAAAGTGTGAATCCACCCAGGAGAAGAACCTGTAACCACGTCTTGTCCGAAGATCCCTTTGAGGAAATATCCTACAGCATCAGCATAGGCATCACACGAGATATCAACTGAGCTAGATGTTACTCCGTCATAAACCTGGAACACTTTTGCAAGGTTAGCACGTCTACCCTCATCATTGATCTTTTTAACATCGTCCTGAGGTTTCACACTATTTACAGGAACCCAGAAGGTAGGAACTACTTTGGTACCATATACAGTTTCAAAGGCAAATCCCAGATGCTGGAGGGCTGCTAATTTTGTCATTATTTATTTATCCCCTTTCAAGTTCACCTTTGATTAGTAAGCTACAACTGCATTTTTCAAGATAACAGTACAGTTTCCTGCATCAGTAGCATTGTAGTAAGCATCAAATTCGAGATCTGCTCTGACAAATTCTTGTGAAGTATCTATAGAAGCTTTTTTAATGTCTGCTATTGAAAATTGGAATATCAAAGATACGTTAGCACTTTGAGTAAAGGTCAAGACGATTGGAATATCTGCAGCACCGAGTAAATTCATCTCGGTCTCGTCTTCCAGGTCAAACGTGAGCTTTCCAGATATTTCGATACGTCCTGCTGAACCCTTGCTAGGAAGTTGAGTACCGTTAGCCCCATACAGAAGTTTGCAATCCCTCTTAAAATTGATCTCACCACCAACGACATTCGTGTTCCCAGCTCCACCAACTGTTAAGGTTGCTTGGTATCCGAGGAAAGGAGCTACAGATGAATAAACAGGAGTGGTAGTAGTTACAGTAGTGGATTTCTGACCGATGTATTTAGCATCCAAAGTCAAGAGGCCTTCTGTATCAAACTTGAAGCTAAGGTCACTAAGCAAAGATCCACCATAACCGTGCTCGGTTACACTGTTGAAATAGCTGAGTGTAGTGGAAGGTGCCATTGCATTTACAATTTTAAAAGTGTGAATATATGGTCCTGCACCAGAAGGTGTATCTTGACCTAGCATTGCTTTCAGGAAATAACCGAGTGCATCGGCATAGGCATCCATGCTAATATCAACACTGGATGAGGTAACTCCGTCATAGACCTGAAAGACTTTAGAAAGACTTGCACGTCTACCTTCATCATTAATTTTCTTTACATCATCCTGAGGTTTTACGGAATTAACTGGGAACCAAAACATTGCAGCAACCTTAGTCCCAAAAACAGTCTCCATTGCAAGACCCATGTGTTGCAGTGCAGCTAATTTAGTCATTATTTATCCTCCTTCAATTTTGAGTATTATGCTTCTGGGTCAACTGGAGCTTCTGGAGCAACTAATTCATCTAGGGCTTCTGCATCATCAACTAAAACAAAAAGGGCATTATCAAAATCGTCTTCGACTTCAATAACGTCCCCTGGCTTTACGGAAATTCCCAGTGAGGGTAAATTTCCATCATATTCAGCCATGTACTTTACACTTTTCATATAGGTCTACCTCCTTATTGAATGCCGTGGACCGTCATAACAACATCGAACTTCTTAACCCCAACTCGGAAAATTGTGTTCCCCTCGATCATCTGGGGAGCACTGGTATGAGTCTCCAGATCCTTTATGGCACTTCCATCAACGACTCCACCAAGGTTAAAGTTTAATCTCAACTGTACGTCGATAGCATCGAGAATATCATCAAAGATCTTTTCCCCATCTTCTGCTTTCGGGTAGTTGTCGATCATGATTATCTCTAGTAATGCAGTGTAGTTCAGTCTCCGTTTTCCCAATGGAGCAGGAGCTGAGACTTGATTTTCCTTGTTGTCTGGAAGGTAAATCGTGATCACAGGAGTTAAGCTGTTAGGGGTTAACCGTTGCCGAGCTGTAAACACGGATTTGACGTTTGGAATATTTCCATTCAAAGCTGTTTTGATTGCATTTTTAATTGCTTGCCGACCCATTTACCTCACCAACTCTCTGAGGAATCTACCCATAAACTGATCACTGTATCGAGTCATGTTGCTCTCTGTGGCTAACCATTTTGCCGTTTTAACAGAGAATTGAACAGGCCACTCTGGATTAAAGTGCCCGACTCCGTGGAATGTTTTACTCATAGTGATGCTGTCTGGGTTTCCTCGTTTACCAATAGGCCAGGACAGTCCATTCTTACGAGACCATACTGCATTTGGACCTCCTGGGGAGCCTACATCCAAGTAGTTTCCATAGAAGTTTCCATCGAACGTAACTGCAAATCCGTTACCGATCATAGACACATCTTCATGAATACTAGCTGCCATAGCTCCTGTACCATGAGTGGATCCAGCCCAGACTGACTTGGCTTTTACGAACGGCTTTATGTGCTCTCTAGCATCACTACCCATCGTGTGAGCCAACCCTTCCATAAATAACTTCCAGTGTGGTTCTGCAGCAATGAATCTCTCCATTAAGACAATTCCGCTTCGATCAAGTTCTAAAGTAAAGGGCATTAGCTGATCACTCCTCGAATAAACGGACGAAGCATTTCTTTAGCTATATTTACATCGGTGCCTGTAGTTTGCTTTATGCCTTGCATAGTCTGTTCTCCCATGCTGATCGACATTGATCCACGTTCCTTTATTAGATAAGCCGTGAGTAAGATAGTTGCCTGTTTTACAGAATCGGGCAGAGCAGATACAGCAGTGCCTTTTAAATGAGCAAACATTGTTGGAGCTGTCAAGTTGACGATGTTTCCAACAACAGATAGGATCGTGACATCTTCAGTGAAATCTGAATCATAGATTGTCAACGTCTGACCTACCATTCCTGTAGCATTCTGTACAGTTATTGAACTGGTCCCTGCCGTTGCACCTACATTTAGAATCGTGTTCGGGTATCCATTCACATAGGTGTACTGAACAATTACGGGGATGTTCTTTAGGTCCCATTTGGCATAAGGAGTTCTATAAGGGATGATCGAGAAAGGTTGCACCCCTTCTGGACTGATCATTGCTTGGCTCAGATTGTAGATAGTGAAGTATCTTTGAAACACAGATATGTCTGTTATAGTCAGTGGTACCCAGCCATTGATTGGGGACATTTTGTACTGTACAGAGTCTACTAACGTGATGATCGGAGTCATATCTGGATGGATTCTAATTAATCCAGAACCATTCATATAGACTTCTTTCGTCTCTGTGTTACTAGTGGCTTCCAGAGTAGGCATCTTACATATTTGGTTGATCCACGAACTAGCTCTTCTAATCACGTTGGTCAATTCAGCATCGTTCTTTGTTTGAGAAGCCCCAGGGATTATATTGGAGCAGTCAATTGCCGTGGGGGAATTTTTAAATTCTTGAACCGTCAAATACATTGCCATTAAGCATTTCCTCCCTCCCTATTTTTTGTATTTGCCAATTACGAGTAACGTGGATTGGCTCAATGGGAGGTGCCATTCTGTTGCATCTTCATCATCGAGTAAATCGGCAATCTCTTGAACTGCCTGACAGATTTCCTCAGGGATCTCCACAGCACCAGCAGTATAAGTCACACGTACTTTTTCGTAAGGCACTTGAAATACTGAAGGAGGAATATCTAAAACCTGTCCTATTTGGCAAATAATTTCGATAGGGATCTCAGTCCATCCGTTGATCCTAAGTTCATCAAACTTCAAGAACCCTTCACATAACAGAATTTCCACTGGCAAGCATCTAAGTTGGATCTGACTGCCAGTGTTTTTCCCAAAGGTGTGAACTTCAGTGTGACCAGATACGGCAAATGAATGACCAATTAATCGTTCAAACATTGCCTCTGCTTCTAGATGCTCACCTTCGATATAACGTCCCATCTATTCCACCGTCTTTGCAATTCCAACTTCTACAAGTTCAGCTGCTTCTTCAGCAGTCACTTCAGCAGACCCATCTTCAAACTTTGTGATACCAAGCTTGTGGGCAATATAATCGATCCCTTTACGAATATTTAGTAATTCAAGCTTAATCATGCTCATAGCTTCAGGGGCAACTTCCACAACTGCATCTAGAGCTACTTCAGTAACAACTTCTTTAACTTTAGCCATTTGTTGATCCTCCTTTTACGTTTTAAAAAGTGGGGTATGCCAATTAAGACACACCCCGAGAGATTAGATTATTTTTGGATATTTCCGATTACGTGGGCATAGGAAGCTCCCTTAACAACAGGTGCTCCGAATTGAACAGCTGTGTAGGTCTCGTTCAGGTTTTGGAGAGTTCCGAGTTGGAACAAACGAGGGGTCTTGGATCCGATGTAATGATACTCAACGAGTGACTCACAAAGGATAATAAATGGGTAGTTGTGTTGCCCAACAGGAGCAGCAGCACCGAAGGAATCCATTCCCAAGAAAGGCTCAGGGATTAAAGGCAGAGTACCGAGAGCAGTACGGATTGCAGAAACTGAGAGGCCTACACCTACTTCTGTAACATCAGATTCCATGTAACGAGTTACAGTTCCGATTGCATTCTTAGCTTCTTTTTCGAGCATGTCGAGAGCCAAAGGATTGATGTAGATTGAGAATTTTTGTCCGAGCAAGTTGTACTGGGTAGAAGCTGCCATCGTAGCACATTGGGTACGAATGCTGTCGATGATTGAAGCAGCAGTTAAAATCGTTTGAACAGTTGTGATTTGGTTCATGAGACCAACATACTGGATTCCACCGTTGCCCACGACTCCACCGTTCACTGTGTCAGTACCATTCCAGAGAGCTTGTGCATGGAGTAATTGCATGGAAACAAGCATGTCGGACAAATCTTTTGCTTTCAACTCTGGGAAAACAGCTTGTTGTCCAACAGTCTCCATGTCAAAGAGGGAATAGGTCAATTGAGCAGTGATACCTTTGATTTGGACTGCCTTCTCCACACGAGTTGGGGAGCCATCGGCTGCCGAAATTGTCCCACCACCGAGTCCACCAGTTGCCGAGAACTGAGCTGATTGGATTGCAGTTTGCTCGAAGAAACGGCTAGGAGATCCAACTGCAGGAACGTGCTGGATACGACCAGAGAGGATAGAAGTACGTTTGACGATGTCCGTGATTTCTTTTTGGAACTCGGGGACTAGGATGGCTCCTGTGGACATTCCGTCATTGGCTGCAGCTTGAAAATCTACGAATTGTGCCATTTAAGTTAACCTCTTTCATTCTTTTATTTTTTTTACTAATTAAAAAAGACACTCCCGATTTAACGGAAATGCCAAAATTGGTTTATTAAGTTGTAACGAGTGAGCTTCTACTTCAGTTCTTTAGCACGAAGTTCCCACTTAAGGGCTACTGCTTCAGAAGAGGATAAGTCAGTACGTGCATCAATGGTTGCAATTTGAGCTTCATAACTATCTGCATTGGCCTCGAAATTAAACTTCGCAGCCAACGTGGTAGGATAAGCAAAACCCTTATGTGTGTGTTCTTGAACTGCTATAGCTTCTGCTTTCAGATCAGCTAGTTCAGCAGTAAGTGCATCTAAGGAAGCTTGTAGATCAACAGCCATTGCTTGGAAATCGACTGTCTCTTCAACTACGACTACTTCATCAGCTAGTATAGCATCTTCTATAACTGCTTCTGCCTGTAGCTCTACAACCTCTTCCACGACTGGCTCGATCACTTCTTCAACTATAGGCTCGATGACAGGCTCAACGACTTCTTCAATCACAGGTTCAGCGATTGGTTCTACAACTTCTTCGATGACTGGTTCTACTACAACTTCTTCTGCAATAACCTCTTCGGCCTTTGCTGTCAAAGTGTACTTAGCTTCGATGCTTTCCATAACCTTTGCAATAATTTCTTCGATTGGCAAAACGATATCCTCCTTTTTTCCTTCTTCTTCAGCTTGGGCTGCTAGGGATGTTTGTGAGTAGGCTGCTTTCTCTGCCAAGAGTATTGCTGCACCTGAAAACACAATGTCTCCACAGACCACAAGGACAGGCTCACTGTTATATATCCCATCCATAACTGGGGTGTTGATTGTCTCATAAGAGAACCCCAAGTCAGACTGAAACTCTTTGATGTCTGATGCTTCATCGGGAAAATCATGGGCATACACGTATCCACTCACATAAACTGGAACCGATCCATTCAGCAAGGATTCTCCAGCCCAGGCTTCCTCGATCACTCCGATCTTATATTTAGCAACGTGTTTGTCCATCATCAGTGGGTCGAAGTCAACTGCCATCCCTTTCAGTGAAGCTAGTGAGGGGATCCCGAACTCACTTGGAATCATTACTTTCTTTCCTTTAGAACCACCAACTGCTTTGTCAGAAGGGATATCGAAATACGTCAAAAGACCAGAGAAGGGCATACGATTCGGATGGGCTAAGTCACCTAAGTGGAAGCCAACCCCAGCTTGAAGAGAAAGTTTAAGATTCTTTTTCATTTCTTTCTCACCTCCCTTCACTATTCTTTTTTAGGAACATCTTTAGCAATTGGGGTTCCTTTATGAAGATCATCTTTAGCAGGGGCACTAGCTCCGGCTACACCGTTAGCTCCTTTTTGAGCTTTGGTTGTTTGATCTGCACCAAGAGTAGGAGCAATAGGATCGGGAATTGGTGGGGCATACTTCTTTATGATCCAAGCTCTGTATTCACTCAAAGTCATATCTCCAGGGGAGTGACCAAGCTCTTTATCATTAGGAAGTGGTGCATTTCCCATCTCATTACGAGACTCATTAATGGTCATACTGTCATCTTGCAAACGGACTTGATGCAGTACGGCTAATGCCTTCACATCGTTCTGGCTAGTAGTATAACGGAATTTGAACTCAGCTACATCGAAGATACCGAATCTCCGTAAGAAGTAATTGTTCATAGCTTCTTCAATACTGTTTGCTACTGGACGGACTGCTCCATCATCGGTAACCGAGTCCAGGGAATCTCCAGTACTCTTATTCATGCTCCCGAGGATACCCATTTTCTGAGGATCAAGGCCGAAGGTATTTGCAACTAAAGTGATCAAATGTTGTTGGTGTTTTAGGAATAATGATTCGTCATTCGATGCCCCGAGATCCAAGGTAGTCGGTGATTTTGTTCCTCCCATGATTGGTAAGGAATTACGACCTTCAACGTCATCTTTGAAATACATACGAACTTCTTTGACGAACTCTGGATCAGCATCTTCTCCTAGATGAAGCATTTTTTTCGGATGAGCTGAACTAGCAACCCCTCCGGCATATGCCATTGCATTTAGCAAATACTCGACTTCCTGGGCACATACTGACATTGGGCTTAATCCGAAAGGTTCACTTGTACGAGAATCAAACTTAATCACGAACAATTCACTAGGTAGGAAATCAACTTGTGCTCCGTTACGAGCAAACTGTGCATACTTCCGGCTCTTTGGGCTACCGTCCCAATCCATATAAACTTGGAAAGAAGCAGCATCACTCGGGAATAGTAGTAATGGATGTTCGGGGTTTACACTCCAATCCTTCACGACCACTGTGCTCCAGCCGATTACCAGCATATCTTCGATCATCTTTTCACAGAACGAGGACCAAGTATCGTCTCCGTTAGGTGACTCAAATACGTTGTTCAGAGCTTGAATGATCTGCTTTTGCTTGGCAGTAGCTTTCTGGCCCGACTTAACTTCAATCCCACATTCCAATCGACTCACTTGAGTTTTAATGAATCTAATAGCACGTCTGGGAACTGAAGTTTCAGACAATGCTCGTAATTTAACGTAATTCATTTCTGCTCTAGAGCTAGAGCTTCCACCATGATTCTGTACAAACGATCCCCAGAAATATGGATTAGCTTGGCCTTTCTGTTCGGGAATACGTCCCAACATTGCATCGGCAGCTGCTCTCATTCTTTCAACGAAGGTCAATAGCTTCGGCCTCCTTTCTTAATTTAGATGCTTGAAATTGAACCTCTACCTGACTTCTTTCGGTCCTGTTCAATTATTTGAGAGAGGCAATCCAAAATGTCATCATTTTTCACTTTTGGGAAGTACCTCAACTGGTCTCCTAGCTCCCCTACAAGTTGTGTAGCAGAGAATCGTATATAACCATTAGTTACGAGAGGCTCAATAGAACTGATCCTCATCTCTTTTTTGACTGTGCTCTTATACTCACGGACCGACAAATAAAGGCCAGCAACTGCTGACCGTTTTTTTACTTCATCACTGAAGAACTGTTGAAATTGTATAGCCTCAACGGATACCCACTTGTAGTTGTAGAGCTTTGCTTTGTTTAGCAGATCATCAATGATTTGATCGGGTGCTCGTTTCCGGCAATCTACATCCAACACATAGTAAATTCCCGTTTTCGACTTACCAACAGTGAGAATAGCCGAGGGATCACTACGTTTCGTTTCTTTAAGTGAGGGATCGACACCCCCGATGATGGTCAGCTCATCAATGTTGAACTCGTTGATATCATAGGTGGTGTAATGCTTAAAAACTTGTGTCTCGGTATCAATAGGAATATTTTGAAGCTCTGTTGAAAAGGAATAAGGATTGACTGTCCTCTGAACCATAATTTCATACAAGGGCATTCGTTCGGGCCACAGCACTTCTGCACCTTGGTTCATTGCTTCCAGATTATCCTCGTAATACTGCAATGCTTTTTTACCAGCAATTCTAGTAGCTTCCATTGCATCTTTACCATCAAGCCTGGAGTGATAGATCTTTGCCCAACGATCCCAGAGGTCCATGTTGTCTGGATAGCTGACTAGTGCTCGATACATCTGTGCATCCCACTCGGGTCGAGTGTTTGCCAGGGTTGCTAATAATGATTGATAATGAAGAACCGTTCCTACAATTATTTGACAAGAATCTTTAGGAGAACCAATGTTACCCAAAGTTTGGTCAAACCAAGTTAATGTTTTTGCAATTTGTTCTGGGGTACTAACGTCACTAGGGCCTTCAAGGTCATCACCTACGATGTTTGGACGATGGGCCAAGTATCTCGTACCACGAAGACTGCCTCCAGTTCCTGCAGCCATTACCTTGATCAAATGCCCAGGATTTCCAGCTATAATTTCAAGTGAGTTCCACGTCTTTGTAGTGAGATCACCGAAGTCCTCTCGAATCCTCTTGTTCTCCTCTAAGGAGTTCTTCACCGTATTGAGCTGAACGGATGCGGTCCTTTCGGTATCACCAAGCAGGATCCAGTAGTATCTACCAACATCTTCGGCATAACAGATAAGCCAGCAGATGCCGATGTTAGAGATGAGGGTAGATTTACTATGAGAACGAGGTGCCACAATCAACTTTTTACTAGGCACTCGACTCATGGCAGCCTCTCGAAAAGTAGCAGCTAATTCCCAATGAAATGGAGGGGACGGAGTGTGCTCTTGCAAGAGGTCACTCGTCTCACTACCTTTAAAGTAGGAAAATGCAAACGACATAATGTCCTGAAATCCATTCTCCATTCGTTGCATCATGTCTAGATCCAACAGAGCTTGCCGATATTTGACAAGATCTTCTTTACCGAGGCTTCCCGAAGAGTCTAGTTGCTCGTACAGGTTGATCTTCTTTTTTAGAAGAGCTATAGCTGCAATCCGATCACAAGATTTCATACTCAGCCTCGATCACCGTTGGGGGCAGTGCTTTCTGGGAAGAAGCCAGGACTTTCCGTTTCAACTCTTCAATTTCTGTAAGTAACACGTCTTGAGTCAAGCTTAAAGTCTGTTCTACAGAGAGATTCAAGTTGCCCGAAACTTCCTTCTTGTCGATCAATTTTCCTCGGTTCTTGAGCACAAGCTCCATTGCCCGAGTAGACCCTTGCCGGACTGCCTGTTTAAGCTTTCCGTACAATTCTACTGTGAATGCTTCCATAGAAAGCTCAGAATAATAGAGCAACAGATCAATGAACAGTGGATCGTTTTGCCATCTGAAGATCGTTCTTGTATCAACCCCACACTCAGAAGCAATGTTAGCCATTGTCATTCCCGACTCATCTTTAGTGGCAATGAGCTGTGCTCCGAGGATCCTCTCAGGAGTGTAATTGTCTAGATTGATCGTTGGCAGCACAGCCACCACCTCTTTTCCGAATCTATTTATAAGACCTCTTCAAACGAGCCTTCGTAATCACACACATCCAACGTCTCAGGCATTGTTAGCCCTCCGTAGAACTCACAGATGTGCAAGACTGGCTCATCAGTGGTCCTTGTGTGATGTCTACATACGGTACACCTGGGCAATATGAAATTGTATTTGGCTTCTTGGCTGAACCCTAACTCATCAAGAAACAGATTTTTTCTCATAAAGATTTGACCTTTCATTTGTAAATTAATTGGTGGGGGCAGATGGATTTGAACCACCGATTATACGGATCAAAACCGTATGCCTTTGACCTCTTGGCAATACCCCTATGTTTTGTTTGGTAGGAATGGGTGGGATCGAACCAACGACCTGTCCCTTATAAGGAGACTGCTCTAACCTAACTGAGCTACATTCCTAAGTTTGGCAACAAGGAGTAGGAATCGAACCCACGTCAGAAGTTTTGGAGACTTCAGTTCTACCATTGAACTATCCTGTTAAGTTTGGAGCCAACTGTACGACTCGAACGTACATCTAATTCCTTACAAGAGAATCACTTTTCCATTAAGCTAAGTTGGCAAAATAAGGTGAAGTAGAACTTGAGTTGCACAAGTAACCGAATGAGCCGTAGTTATGCATACGTTCACAACAGACGTGCCCTTCAGACCCAACTCGGGACTCCATAATTAATTTAGTAAAGGGCACCTCCACGATACGTAGGAAGTGCCTTTCGTGTCGTTTACGGCCTGACGAGGCTTAAATAAGCTCCTTCTGCACATTTTCTAGGCAGAGAGGAGCAAAGTTGGCAATATAAGGTGGTCAGTAGCCTTTCGGCTATACGATGACACTGACCAGATCCCAGTTAGTTCAGTAGGTCTAACAACCTCTATTGGGCATAGTAAAAGCCGACCCCAGATCGTAGGGCCGGATTCTCCTTCTACACTTGGTAGATGAGCAAAGTCAAGAGTCGTTGCTTGCAGGATGACCGTAGTCAACAACTGATCGGTAATGTCCGATATTCGTATACTCTTGACACTTGGAAACAATGTTTAGCTCGGAGAGGTTGGAGTTGCACCAACGACACGACACCTCACGATGCCTTGCTCTACTACTGAGCTACTCTCTGATGTTGTTGCCGAAAGAAGGACTCGAACCTTCATCTGCTAGTCCTTGACCAGCTGTTTTCCCAGTTAAACCATTTCAGTATGAAACTAAGGCACCGTCTAAGGGCACAGTGCTTACCCTCCAATTAATATTGGGCATTGGCAGTAATGGACATAAAAATAACCACCCTTCACTTCAGTGGTAGCTAAACACTGAACTTGGGTGGCTGAGATAAAGGAACAGGCTGTGGGCCTTTTCTTGCCTTAGCCCTTTTGCTTTACCTCTTCACTAACATAGGCACGAAGTATGGGTTTCTACAACTAGTGAAATAAAATAAATATATTTTTTATTTTTCTAGATATTGAGTGACAATGCAACTTTGGTGGCTATACATTATAATAACGATATCTATTATCTAAGGGTATATACGTAATAGTAACGTATATATACGTACAGTAACTTTACATGACGTATATTATCGTTAGACAGTAGCCCCCCCCTCTTCTTCTGAGTGAATGAGCAGTATCCAATCGGGGGTCATCATATATACTTTAGAATGTACCTAGAGGAGCTGGAAGCCACTTTTAAGCTGTTTGATTACTGCTCTAGGGTGATTGTGCCTGTTAGGTATTCAGCTGGCTTGTATGGTGTCTCACTCTCTATCTAGTTCTATGTATAATTATTAATACATCTGTATATTCTATTGTATATTTATACAGTCAAATATCTAACCTAATATCTATCTAGATATCTAATTGAATATTTTTTTTAGTATATATACATCCTTAATTCTATCTGATATAATATTAGTCAAGAAAGATAGTTATGAGGAGGTACTGAGATGGCTCAAGTAGTGGCTTTTGCTCTCCAAAAAGGAGGCACAGGAAAGACAACCACCGTTGCTAACACTGCCTACATATTAGCCGAAGCAGGGAAAAAGGTAGCCGTGTTTGACTTTGACCCACAAGGTAATTTGTCCCTAGCCTTCGGGGTTGATCCAGACGAACTTAGCTTAACGATCATGGATGTCATTCAGAAAAAATGTGAGCTTAAGAAGATACGATTCAGTAAATTTGGGGTAGATGTTTACCCTGCAAATGATTTGTTGTCTCGTCTCGATATGATTATCATAAGGAACCCTAAGCAATTCCCCGATCCTGGCAATGTGCTAAAAGAGATTCTGGATACCGTAAAGGAAAAGTATGATTACATTCTGATTGACCTTCCTCCATCTTTAGGACTGCTTACAATCAATGGGTTGACGGCTGCTGATGGGATAGTCATTCCGATGCAGACGGAGTACTTTGCCCTGTCTGGTCTGAAACGTATGCTCAACACTCTTAACGAGGTAATCCTCCCAGAGTTTAACTCAGAGATAAAAGTCCTGGGGATTTTGCCAACCATGCACGATAGTAGATTAAATCTAAGTGCAGGAGTACTGGAAAAAGCCAAGAGAATGCTCTCGGACTCTCCTTATAGAGTGTTTAATGCAACCATTGCTCGAGCAACGAAGTTTGGAATGGCCCCTGCCCAAGGTACCCCAGCCGTTAAACTTTATAAGAACGATCCAGTAGTTCAGGAATATAGGGAATTTGTAAAGGAGCTGTTTAACATTGGCTAAAGGTGGCTTTGGTAAGGCTGGTGGTATGAATCTAGACACCAGTTTTAAACAACTAAAAAGTAATCCAGTTGTCGAACCAGATATCCAAAAAGATATCCAAAAAGATAACAAGTTAGCTATCAAGGAAGATTCCCAAACAGATATCCAAGCAGATATTGAATCAGATATCCATACAGATACTGGGATAGTTGATAAGAAGTCTGGAAAGACAAAAAAGGCTCAGTTAGCTGCCTTCATTGCTAGTAAGAAAAGTAAGAAGAAAGATACCAAGGTGTTCGTAGGATTGCACTTACCAGAGTACATAAATGAAATCCTCACACAGTTCAAGAAGGACACGGACACCGATAAATCAGAAGCAGTTGTTATTGCCCTAAGACTTTATCTCAAAGATTATCTTGATGAGGATTAGTAGTAATTTAGTGGCAGATTAGTAATAGATTAGCAAAGGGGGTGTGGGCTAGACGTTGGGGGTTGCTTCAGTACAAATATCTAAATAGAAGTTTCTAAACACAAGGGGAGGAAAACAAGGATGAAGAAGAAGTTTTCAATTTTACTGTTGATGGTATTACTTAGCACCTTTTTAGGAGGTTGTTCGAGCAGTAACCAACCAGCAACAGGGCTACCTTCTGATCCAGCACAAATGACTAATAAGCAGAAGGAACAGTTTCATGCCTGGGAAGCAGAGCAAGCTAAGATTAAAAATGATAACACCGTTGACCCAAGTGTAAAGTAGTTACTAGAGAAGTTTCTAAATTAGAGGAGGAAAAACATATGTTAGTAAAATGTAAAGCCTGTGAAAAGGAAATTGCTAAGGGTGTAAAGAAATGCCCAGGATGTGGGAAGGATCAAAGGAACTTCTTCTCACGGCATAAAATTATTACTGGGATACTTGCTCTCATTATTCTATCTGTCATTGGATCTGCTATGAACAAACCTAGCACCACTACAACTGCATCTCCTACAACAGCAGCAACAGCTCCAGTAACAGCTCCAGTCGTTACTCCGGCACCGACTCCCACTGTTGCACCAGTCGTTACACCAGCTCCTACCTGGACCAAAGTTGCATCTTGGGCAGGGTCAAGCACTAAGAATACAGAGAACTTCACAATCACAGGGAGTGAGTGGAGGATCGTCTGGACTTGCACGTCTGCACCTTCTGGAGGAATCTTTCAGATCTACACTTACGGAAAAGGTCAGGATCTAATTGGAGTAGCTGCTAATAGTCAAGGGACTGATGCTGACACCTCTTATCAACACGAGGGTGCAGGGACATATCATCTGACGATCAATACAACGGATAAGTACACGGTCCTCATAGAGCAACAGTAATCTATCTAAAACGAAAAGGCTAGGACTTCCATAAAAAGAAGTGCCTAGCATTTTTGAAATGGTTTTACTTCAAGTAGGAGAGGGGATCGTTATATGTCACTTAGTACCCCACAAATTGATGACCCTAAAGAAAGTAAAATGCAAAAGTTTAAAAAATGGCTGCCTAAGGTTATAGGGTCTCTTTGGTTCTTTATCCCATTTTTTATCATTAAATCAGCCCCTGAGTATATAACGTGGGCTTATTGGATCACTGGAGTTCCTATATTAATAGTAATAGTCAGTTTGATATATGGGGCTGTAAAAAGCAAGGTCAAAAGTAAAAAGGTTGATAAAGTCTTTGGAGGTGAGATTGAAATTGTTCAGTTGCCTGAACCTATCCTTATGCAGGTAAAAGTTAAAGGTAGAGTTGGATCTAAGATTAGAAAGATAGTGGGTATTTGGTTAAAAGTCATTAGCATCATTCTTTACATTGGCTGGGGATTTTGGGTTTTATTTGCTGAAGCAGTGATCGTCAATGAAGTTGCAGGATTCTGGGGAATTGTCATTGGAATTACTGTAGCTCCAATTACATTCTTAGCTGCACCAATTTATGCAGCTGTTGAATGGGGGCAATGGTTAGCTGTAGGATCAATTTTTGGTGGAGGAATTGCAATATCAATTATCTATTGGGTGAGCACTTTGCTGTGTGGTGACGAGTATTAGATATAGATAATCTAAAAAAGCTAGGGCTTCCGTAAATAACGGTTGCCTAGCTTTTCTTTTTGTCAGTGTACAGTAATGACCGTTTGAAGAATGTCCCTCTAAGAATGTCACCCTAGGGCACCATTGATGTTTAACCAAATACTACAGCCTAATTGCCCAGGACCGTCTGCTGATCGGTTGCACTCTTCTTGTACGTAGAATTTACGTTGAAGACGTGTGTGATCGGAAGGGGGGCTGTGTTTTTAACTCAAAAAAATAAATAAAAAATGTATATCCACTTTTTGTAAATAGAGATTACGTGGAGAGGGTGGCATTGATTGGTAATGGTCGTGATAGGTCGTATGGGACCGTGAGAGGTTGTTAGGGGGTGTATGTGACGAATAGTGAACGTAATTTCTTTACACAAGGCACTGGTGGGGCTGGGGTGGGGTGTTTCTTGGTCCAGGGTGGCCTGTTTTGGCTTGTTTTGTGCATAAGTATTGAAAACGTGATATTTTCCTAACTTATTTTAAGGTTATTTGATGGTATTTATTGGGCATTTCAGAGGGGGTGTTGTGCCTTATATGAACGATCATGCATGGGATTGTGCTCTGAATGTTTATGCAATGATCTGTATATATATGCCTCTTACGTAAGGACTATATATCACGGCTTGTATTGACGTTTGATTGACGTTTGATTGTCGTTCTCTGTTGTCGTTCTGTGATCTGTTCACGTCCTAATATTTATTGAACGATCTGTGAACGATCTGTGAACGATTATATAAATGATTGTCGGGAGATGTGCCCCCCCCCCTGCATACGGCCCATGCTCTGCCTCTATCAACGTCCGTACTGTGATCACGTTGTGTCGATGTGTGACCGTTCTGGACTAATTACAGAATAGCATAGGTTGACTACACTGTCAACAAGTTTTGAAAATATAATTGCTACCATATTCTTACAGGTAATTTCCTTTGCCTCTAATGGTAGGAAGATGCACAAAATGCACGTTCTTAAATGGCTGTATGCCTAGGGAGAGTAAGGGTTGACGGTTTGGTCCCTATGTGTATTTGAATGTTTCCTTCCATAGATCTAAAAAAAAGGACCTCCCTGCTGGCTATGCTCTGCTGTGCTGTAAAATAATGGAATAAAAAAAAGTGTTGACTTTGCTTGCATGCTGTGAGACAATGAATGAGCCGAAGGAATACGGCACGGCTGGACGATACCATTGGCACTGACCACCTGGATCTGATGGCTCAAAAAAATATTTTCAAAACAAGTTGACACCTTAAACCAACTGTGCTAGACTAAAAGAGTCGAAGGGCATCACGGCACACAACGACAACGACCTCCCAAACATCCACCCAAAAAAATATTTTCAAAACTACTTGACAACCTAGACAACCACGTGATACACTTTAAACAGGTCAACCGAACGGCTCGACAGGCCACGGTGGTGACTCGGTCTTTGAAAACTGAATAGCTCAGTCCGATAGCAAGGACAAACGAGACGGAATCCTAGCTGGAGCCATAACTGGCAGGATCTGGAAAGATACAATGGATGGCACGGATTTAGCTAACAGATAAGGTGACTAGCTTTCAGTTACGTATACTTAGAACGTGATACGAGAAACGAGTTGGGATTGTGACAGACTCCCACGGCTCCCACGGCACTAGGACGTACAACCAAAGCAGGATCCTTTGAACAGCATAACTCCAAAAGATCATAAATACTCAGACAGGCTCAGACCTTATTAGCACTTAGTGCATTCTGCTTCAATTCAGAATGTACTCTAGTGGGAATAAGCTACTCACTAACAAACTGAAAAGGACGTGCAAAAGTATGGCAAAAAAGCTCACAAAAGCTGACTTAAATTCCCAAATTTTCCTTTCCGATGGCAACAAGAAACTACGTGGAGATGACACCAATGCATTCCTAGTCTGGAATATCCCTGCAATTTCTACTTGCCTTTGGAAAACAGCTCTTTGTGAGTTAGCTTGTTATGCTAGAAAAGCTGAAGTCCAATACCCAGACGTTTTACCTTGCAGGGAGAGAAACTTGGACGAATCCAAAAAAGAGTCCTTCGTAGCTGACATGATCAAAACAATTAGTTGGAACGTAACGAGCCGTAAAAATACTCAAGACAAACAGATCTGGTTTCGGATCCACGAGTCTGGAGACTTTTACTCACTAGCTTATCTCGAAAAATGGATCGACATAGCCCGACAATTTCCTAACATCCACTTTCTAGCCTACACAAAAGCTGTGGAGCTGATCAAACTAGCAGGGAAAATGCCTAAAAACCTAGTAATCAGATACTCAGTATGGTCCGATACAGCTCCAGAACAACTGGAAATTGCTACCAGCTTAAAACTCCCGATCTTCACAGCCTTCCAACCTGAAATACTGGACCAGAAAGTCAAAGCTGACCACTACACAAAATGCCTCTGTGATTGCCAAAAATGCAAAAAATGCTACTCTAAAAAGCTTCCAAAACTTGCAGTAGCTATCCACTAAGAAGGCAATAAATTATATTTTCAAAACTATTTGATAGCTTAAGGGACCACAAACAAATACGAAGGAGATGCTGAAAATGACCTTTAAAGAATACCTAGACGAAAATGGATATGTAAGCTGTAAAGAGGCTTACATTATGCAAGCTGGAGACATGTTCACAGTCGATGATATAGACTCCAACTGGTCAGAGCTGGAAGATGAATGGATGGACCATTGTGATACAGAAGGATTGGAGGCAGAACATGTTTAAACTGATAGCTTTGGTCCTAGTCGTTGGAACTTTACTAGTAGCTCCAGTCCTACACCAAGATTTCCCAAACAGCTCTTCGGTTCACTTCTCAGTTGTTACTTGCCTACTGAATGACATAGCTTGCAGGGACTTCTTAACTCCATCATTCATAGCTGACGAGATAAGGGAGGTGCTGTAGTTGGCAAAGCTGATCCAACAAGTTAACACGTTGAAAATCAAGGAGACCACAAAACGAGATTGGGACTTTGGAGAAACAGCCAAGTTCATAATTACCCTGCAGGACAATACCCCAGAATTTGAAGCTGAAAGTCTGGAGGAAGCCATTGACTGGTGCAAAAACTGGCATTCTGAAGGAGAGTAGATTATAGCTGGTCATTTGGTAGCACTGCCTAAAAGCTACCCGATGTCGAGAGATAAGCTCCAAAACTTTTTCATAAGTGAGTGACATTTCTAGTTTCTTTGCTAATGGTTCAGTATTAAAAGCTAAAATAAAAATTGAAATTGAAAGTGGGAAAACAAAATGACAACATTATCAACACGATTCGGACGTAAATCTACCAAGCTGGACATGGGGCAAGTTCTAACCAATGACCAGATGTTCCGAGTAGCCCCAAGCATTTTTGCCGAGGAGAAACATGAGTCCAGGTCTGATAAATACCTCTACATTCCAACCATAAAAGTTCTGGACGGCCTGAGAAACGAAGGTTTTATGCCATTCTCAGTAGTTCAGTCCAAAAGCCGGACCGAGGGAAAGTCTGAGTTCACCAAGCACATGATTAGATTGAGACATGCCAATGAGATCCAAGCCGAAGAAGCCAATGAGATCATTCTTATTAACTCTCACGATGGCACAAGCTCCTACCAAATGTTAGCCGGAATGTTTCGGTTCGTCTGCCAAAACGGCATGATCACAGGGGACACAGTCCAAGATATCAGAGTGCAGCACAGAGGCAATATCATAGACAACGTGATCGAGGGAGCCTACAGCATCGTGGACCAGTTTGAGATTGCTAATAGAAGCATGGACAACATGAAACAGATTCAGCTTACTACTCGAGAACAGGCAATATTCGGCAGAGCATCCTTAGCCCTCAAATATGGTGATGAAGAAGACAAACAACCGATCAGTCACCGTCAAGTATTACAGCCAAAACGGTTTGCAGACACTGAAAACGACCTTTGGAGTAGTCTGAACGTGGTCCAAGAGAATCTGCTCAGAGGTGGTCAGCACGGTCAGTCAGCCTCAGGTCGTAGAGTTACAACAAGGCCTGTGGGATCAATTGACAATAGTGTAAAGCTCAATAAAGCATTGTGGATCTTAGCTGATGAAATGGCTAGGCTCAAAGTTTCCTAATCAAGAACAGACGGAGGGAGTACAGGACGTACTCCCAAGAGAATGAAGGGGGAAATGAAAATGAAAAAGTTTGAGCTAAAACCAGTTAAAGGGTTTGAAATATCGGACGATTCAATCCAGTTTATGATTGAAACCACTTTGGAAACGATCAAATCAACCCCAGGACTACAAGGACAAAGTTTCTGCACAATGGGTAACACGTTAGTCCATGTGTATCAATTATGGAATGGGGACATTGAGGTGGAAGTCACTGAAAGGAAATCACGGCTAGTTATACGGAAAGTGGAGGAAGCAAAATGCTCATAAATGCAAGCAAAACAGCCATTAGCCGAGGAGTAGCCCGAAGTGTAAAGGATTGGGTAGGAACAGCAGGAAACGTGCTGGATTATGGGGCTGGGAAGTTTAGGAATACCCACTACTTAAGGGAGCAAGGACACAATGTTCACTCATTACTCGAACCAGTCGATTACTACAAGCTAGGTTTCATGGATGGGGATGGTACAGGAGTTTACACTCAGGAAAATATTCCTACTTTGCCAATCTATCAAACAGTCTTCTGTACATTCGTACTCAACGTGATTCCAACCCAGGCTGAACGAGGGGAAGTAGTCAGAAACATCCAGAACTTGTTGGTCGATGGGGGTATAGCAGTGTTTGAAGCTAGAACATGGAAAGACGTGGAAGGAGCTACAACCAAGGAATGGTACAACGATGGGTACCTCATGGGCAGTGGGAGCATCAAAACATTCCAACGAGGTTTCACAGGACCTGAGCTAAGATCACTCATTGAGGCACAAGGTCTGGAAGTAGTCAGAATTACTGAGAGAGCAAGCAGTACGATCTGCATAGCCAGAAAAGTAGCAAGAGAGGAGGAAGTTTAAATGCACGAACACACCCCATACTACTTAGTTCTGTTTGGAGTTGTAGTCATTGGAATAGTGATCGGTTGTTTAGTAGCTGGAGGGATTAGATAAGGGGGAAGCACAATGAAAAAGTACACATTCACCGAAAAGGTTATGCCAATAGATGGTCAATACTCGGAAGCATTCCTAAATATTTGTTCAGCTACAGGAGAGACCAAGCAGGAAGCAAAAGCCAATCTGGAAAAGAGCAACGAAAGCATAGGGTATGGAACAATTTGGGCAACACTTATATTTGAGGAGGAAGTTTAAATGTACGAGAGCAAAATTAATGTCACACAGGTTAGCTTCGATCTACTACTTATCCCAGGTGGCTTAACAATAGAAGCTATAGTTGAAAAAATGGAAAAGCTTTCTAATGAACATGCAGTATGCCTTGGTACAGGGGCAGAGAATATGACCGACCAATACAATCAACAAGGATGCTTACCTCAGGAGCTACTTGATCAATACCTTAGTTTTATACCTTACACAGACGAGACAGTCACACTAACCACTTACAAGCTCTATGTTGAAGATGAGGATGAGTTAGATGAGAATGGAGATGAAAACAGCCGAGAGTTCACGGTCCCTACACAATGGGCCAGAGAGCAAGTTGCCAAGCATTATGAACAAGCTAAAGTGTTTCCTGGGCAATTGGAAGAGTTCTTAGACAGCTACATCTGGGATCAAACAGATGGATGGCCTGAGCAAGCCAAAGCTGATGGAGTTCTGGGGGACATTATCTATACTGGTGAACTTGTTGTTGAACATTGTCCACATTGTGAGTATGAAGTTAAACTACCAGTAAAACTTGGAATTTATAAATGCCCAGTCTGTGAAAAGGACCTAGCCAACTGTTCAATGTGTGATCCTGAATCTGTAGATTGTGATAAATGCCTAGCAACTAAGGAGGAAGCTTAGAATGACAAAGGATGAACGATCCTACCTTGAGCAAATAGTTGCCAACAACCTAAAAGCTATGAAAGAGGTTGTGTCTGGTAAGCAGTTTGAAACAGTCTTTAAAACAGCAATGGAACGACAGATATTCATGCAAGGAATGAACTATGCAAATGAGCCATTAGAGGGATTTATGAGTAGGGGGAAAGCTAAATGAAACTACCTAAAAAGAAGTCTAAAGTGCAGATCATTCTAAAAGGATCTTGGGGTGATGTGTTGGATAAGCATGAATTAGCCGTTAAGGATCCGTCAAACATAGCTTCTGAGCTAATTGACTTTCTTCTCCAAGGCAAAATCATACTTCAAGCCGGAGACACATTAGATTTTAAGGAGGTCGAAGACTAATATGATCTCTGACTTACGAGTCAAACGGATGGGGCTGATCAACTGCTATGTAGCAACAGCCCTTGAAGTAACCACAGGCTGCACAGTCCTAGCTTATGGTGATTCTTTAATTGAGGCTGTAAAGGGGCTATACGTCTGTTCAAAAAAATATTTTCAGAACCCATTGACAGTCTAGGACATCTAATATATACTGTATTTAAAGAGGAGGAAAACACATGGCTTTCACAGCAGTGCCACCAAGCCAAAACTTATTAGCAGGGTACAACGAGGCTGGACCAGCCGGAGCACAAGCACAAATTCAAGCTGAAGCAAAAGCAGCAGCAACAGCTAAGGCAACAACTACAGCTAAAAAGGTAACAGCAACCAAAACGACAACAGCACCAGCCCCAATTACACCAAAGGCCACTACAACAACATCTACAACAGCAATCCCAGTTACCACTCTCCCAGCAGATGTCTCCTCTGAAAGCTTACATGGAGTTGGGGAATCAACCCCACCAGCCACACCAATTACTTATGATCAAGTGATGATTCAAGCAGGATTACCAAGTTCCACCCCAGCCCACTCATTCGATCCAGTGTTTGGGGGCATACTGCCAGTAATATTCGTGATTGCACTAATCTGGTCGTTCCTTAAATACACAGCTTACAGCATACGGAAAAACCCACCACACGGAGGGTATGCAAAGAAACGTAAACAAGTACACCCTGGAGTTATGAAACCAAGAGTCTTTAAATGAATATAGGAATAGGTTTGACACTGAAGCAATACGAAACTTTTTTGGTATAGCAACTTTTTTACCTTCAGCAAATTAACTTCCTATATTTAGATGTTAAATATGGAAGGAAGTTTTGTAAAATGAATCTAAATGAAAACTACACCAAACTCGTAATCAACTCAGCTGAGAAGAATTGGACCAGAAACCAAAAAAAGATGGAAGCTAAGGGGGTAACAAAAGAGGCCTACATACTTGGATATCTGCACGGCTACTCAGCTTGCTTTGATGTATATGATTTAGGGGAGAACGAACACCCACCTAAGAGATAAAAGAGAGAGAGAGAAGGGAAATAACAGCATGGAAAAGCTAACAGGATTTGAGGGTATGTCTAATATCGAACTTATCGATGCTTACACTAGCACTTTTGAATCAGCAGGGACCAGAAGAGTTTATGGAACAGAGTTACTTAGGGTCAATACACTTTTTGGGGAGAAACCATTCAAGGATGTGTCTAAACTAGATCTCGTCAAATACAATCAATCTCTTGCTACAAAGTCAGATGCTACCAGACAACGGAAACATGCTACTGTTCGATCATTCTTTACCTGGCTGGTATGGGCTGGGGTAATTTGGGAAGACGAGAACCCAGCTAAGGGGACGTTCAAGAAGATCACCCCTCACTCTGATATTAAATCTAAGTGCTTGTTGGCAGAAGAAGTTCAAACTTTAATGGATCTTTCACACCCAATAGCTAGAGACTTTGCAATGATCATGGTACTGAGCACTACTGGTGTTAGAATCAGTGAGATGATCAATATGAAGTGGTCAGAAATGTACCAAGCAATTAACCAAGAAACCAAGCAGTTAGGATGGTTTATCCCTGTGATCACCAAAGGAAATAAGCTCAGAACTGTTTTCCTTCGTGAAGATACAGTCTATGCCCTTGCCCGACTGAATGGTGGTCCAATCAACCCTGAACGACCTGGGTATGTATTTACTCGGCTCTTTGACAAGACGGTCACTAAGCTCACTCCAGAAGGCACAAGAAAAGCAATCAAGCTCATTGCAGAAAGAGCTGGTGTGAAAGGAGATTTCACTCCTCACTGGTTTCGACACACTTTTGCTTCCTTAAGCACCAACAATGGGGCACCTGTTAGGGACATGCAAGCTGTTCTTGGGCATGCTTCAATCCGAACTACTGAAAAGTATCTCTGGTCCCAGGACGTTAAAGTTGCCAACTACTTTCCAGCTCATTTCCAAGTGCCTGTGGGAGATCAAGTTTATCTATAGCATGGGAATGTCTATGGCTTGTGATAAAGTGGATAAATTAATAATATCTGAAAAGAAATTGAAGGAGTGCTGCTGAATGAAAACTGAACAACTGTTTATGAACGTGGTCCTAACTTTTGATGGAGTAAAAGAACAAAATGGAATGCTAATTGATGCTACCGTTGCCGAGGATAACTCTTATGTCGTGAACAAGATGGTATTCCTCCAGCAGGATCTGGAGACTAAGCAAGAGGCCTTTGTTGTCTTCCCTAAAGAGCATTACAAGTTCAGATTAGATGTGCTTAAGGATGGAATTGAAGCTGAGATCATAAAGGCTAAGAAATCTCCACACTACAGCCAGGAAAGCATTGGGTTTAGACATATTCTTGATACAACTACGAAGAAAATGATCTTTCAAGACGGACATTAATTTATACAAAACACTGCATAATTATACATAGATGGAATTTATAGTAAGGAGGACCAATTGAAGCAACTATTAGTCGAAAACTGTATCAATCTGGGCACAGTAATGTTCGATCTGGAAGGTACCCCTTACACAGTGAAGATGTTTTTGCTCCTGTTAAAAGGCCGAGGGACTACTAATAATGTGAAAAAAAAACTACTCCAAATGTTTGGCACTAGGTTCACAGAGGATGATAGAGAAAAAGCCCTGGCTTATATGTCAGGGGTGGCTCATAGTGTACTGGGGATCCAAACAGGGTTTCCACTATGAAAACGAGGAGGGTGTACTGATGGAGAACGAGAAGTTTCAAGAGTTATCTTTAGCACACTTCAAAGAGGTGTCAGAGAAACTATCTAAGATGAATGAACGGTTAGGTAACATTGAGGTACTTATCAAACAGCACCACGGAGATACTGAAAAAACTGCTGTACAAGTTGAAAAAATGTTGTTCAATCAAGAAGCTTTGCAGGATGATATGGATTATCTGTTAAGACGATCCTTAAGAAAGAAAATTGATTAGTTGTACGACACTTTTGCTTGGGCCGAAGGGTCCAGGCATTTTTTTTTATTAATTTTGCAGGAATGAAGAAATTATTGTCGAAATTAACCAGTTAGGATTGCTTTAAGATAAAACAACATAGCCCAGAAATGGGCATAACAAAACCCCACTGAACTCTTCCGTGCAAAAAGATAAGTTCAAAGGGGCCACAGACAAGGGATATTTCTGTTATTGATTTGCTTATTTAATAGCATCTTAACACACGGAATCTCTCATGTCTAGTTAGTTGCAGCCTTTTTAGCAACAAAAGTAGATGATGGGGGATTTTTATTATGACAGTATCTATTCCAAAGATGTCTGACGAGTACCGATCAGATATGTTGATTCATGATAGTCATGTAGTAGTAGTTCAAGAGAGTCTAGCAAGGGTGTTTGGTCTTGACAAAGCAGTGTTCATCCAAAAGCTAGAGTATTGGCTTAAGACGGAGTCAGGGGTCGTTATTGACCGTAGACGATGGATATATAACACTTACGAACAGTGGCATAAACAATCCCCTTGGTGGTCAGCAATGACTGTCCGAAGAATGGTCAAATACCTTGAGGACTGTGGAGTCATAGTAAGTGTCGAACTTAATGGAGATAAAGGGGATCACACTAAGTGGTACACCTTAGATCACGGAGTAATGAATCAGATGGAGAGAGACTACAATGATGCCCAAAAGTGAGTATTGGTAAGCATCTACAGAGTTATCCACAGGCTAATAAACCGTCTGATCAAAATGAACAGGCACCGTCTGATCAAAATGAACAGATCGATCTGATCAAAATGATCAAATCTACATACATATATAACTACGTCATAAATAACCTTTACATATTATCTTATTATTAATAAAGGGAAATATGAAAAGTTATCCACAGAGGGGTACGGAGAAAGAGCTGCTGCTTAATAACAGTGGTTATTTTTTTTGCCCAAAAGTATCTTATTACATATTTATTTTTGAAAACGAGTGACACTTTAAACTTCTTTGTTAATGGTTCGGTGTAAGGATAACCCAGCTTAAGAAAAAAAGGAGCTAAAGCAAATTGAATAAGCAAGAACGTAGAGCAGTATTAAGCCGATTAAAGCCAGCCACTTGGTATGCCTTTTGCCAAATGGAGAGTATGCACGAAGAAGAAGTCCAGATCTCTAGAGCAGAACTAGCAATGAAGCTAGACTTAAGCCTCCCTACTTTAGCAAAGCATCTAGCAACCTGGGCAAGCCACAATTTGATCCAAGAGATTGACGGTGGATTCCACATTGCACAGATGGATGGTCAACCAAGCAACATTACAGAGGAGCCAGTTTTCCGTGAGTTCAAGAATGCCAAAGACATAATCGATTATTGGTGTGACTGCTACTTGGGAGTGTATGGTACACCCTATGTGGTTTACAACTGGGCAATGGCTCAGACCCAGGTTAAAAAATTGCTTCGGTACACCGACATGGAGATTAAAGGAACTTTGTTGGCAGTGGTTACTCTCTATGGAAACACCTGGGCTAAACCAGCTTACCCACGACCAACCCTCGGGCAAGTAGTTTCTTGGCTATTCGTCCAAGCTCAGCCCTATGCTATCAAAACCTCCTCAGAAGCCCCTGAGGGTACTGTGAGCAGTTCAAACTTGCTAAATGAACTAGAAGCTAAGGGGTGGTTATAAGATGGCTATAAACATGATGTGTATGAATGCTAAGTGCATAAATTACTGGGAAGATAACTGCATGAAAAACATGAACGAAGAACGGATTGTGATTAGTGTGTGGGGAGTGTGCCATACGTTCGAGGCTGGGGTTAGCCCAATGTATGCAAAGGAGGAAGAGCAATGAGCAGAGAGATCAGGTTCCGTGCTTGGCATGAAAGCTACCAATGCATGTGTGATCCCAACTATATAGATATGGACGGAGATTGCTATGACGAAAGTTATAGATTTGATGGGGGTCACCTTGAATGTGACAGAAACTATGTACTGATGCAGTTCACTGGCCTCACGGATAAGAACGGCAAGGAAATCTATGAGGGAGACATTCTTGATATAACATCCGAATTGTTTACTAATTTTGGTAATACACCAACAGGTAAATTTGATACTACCTACAAAGAAGTTTTTTGGAAAGAAGATGGATGGGCAGTAAGAACTTTAAAAAGTGCAAATACAGTTGTAGGTTCTGAAGTAAAAATCCTCACAGTCCCAGCAAAATTTGGTGTAGTTATTGGAAACATCTACGAGAATCCAGAACTTCTCAACAAAGGAGAACTATAAATGGCAAAGAACAGGGTTCGTGACCAATACAAGAACGTGGCTGTACTGCTAAGACGTGTAGAGCATGTGCCCAACGACTATGACGTGTTCGTGATCGTTGAAGAGTCAGTTGAAACAGCCAGATACAAAGCAGCCTTCAATGCTCGTAAGTTCTTTGAAGTCACTGAAGAGAATCTTGTCAGCTGGGAAGATTGGCTAGACAAAACTAAGGTGAAGGCAGTGATCCTCGGGTATAGCAGCAAGGCTGAATCGATCATCTATAAAGGCTATAACGACTACGAGAATCAACCATTGAGCTTAATCGAGAAGAACTTAAAAGAGAGGAAGGAGAATCAATGAACGACCTCTGCATAGCTAGACATCACTGCAAGAGTGTTGGGCAGGAAATCTGTTCAACCTCTTGCTCTTTGTTTGTGGACATAAGATACCAAATTGAATTAGCAGGTCTGCCAAGGAAGCATCAAAAGTTTATTCACACTGATCTGCCGGATACTTACTTTGGAAAAGATGCTTTTGGAAAGTATACAGGAAATATCGTGGAAAGGATGGAGAAAGGTACAGGACTTTACCTTTATTCTAAGCTGACAGGTACAGGTAAAAGCACAGTTGCTTGCTCAATTGCCTTAGAGTTTATCGTTGAGAAATTGAAGCAGGATTACCGAGTGGGTAAACGTACTCCTCAGTTGGTAAAATTTATCAACATAGCAGACTTTCTGGAGGATCTACGAAAGGGAATGAATGATCGTGAGGCAGCCGAGATTGCCATGAGCACCACTGAAACCCTGAAACGTGTCCCCTTGGTCATAATGGATGATATCGGGGCTGAGAAGGTGTCTGAGTGGACCAGAGAACGATTATTAAACATCATATCTGAACGGTACGATGCTGAGAAAGCAATCATCTTTACTTCAAATTTAGCTCCTCAGGAAATAGAGATGATGCTAGGTGGAAGAGTCAGATCGAGGATCGAAGGAATGACCGTTCCAATTGAGTTCAAAGACAAACTGGATCATAGGAGGAAACTATAATGTTGGAGTTACAATTATTAAATACCATTATCAATAACAGAGATGCTTCCTCCTTGGTTCGGTTTGGACTAATGGATGAATCTCAATGGCTTACTCGGAAAAACGTGTATAAATATGCAGTAAAGCATTTGGAAGAGTTCGGGGAATTACCCTCTATTGGGTCCGTGATCGAGAACACCGACAACTTTGAAGTAGCTGAATCAAGTGAGTCTGTAGAGACCTTGGCTAAGAAGCTTATTGAACGAAATGTGAAGAATGCTCAGAAGCAATTTTTCGTAGAAACAGCCCAACAATTTGGTGAATTGAGTGCAAATGAGATCATCGAAAAGATGGAAATGAAAACCCAAGAGTTCAGAAATCAAAGCATGAGTCAAGGCAAAAACGGTGTGGATTGGGCAAACTCTGGAGCTGAACGGTTAGCTGAGTTTGAGAGACGTAAGAAGCACGATTTTAGCAGACGTATCCCATTCTTCTTTCCAGAACTCACTGAAGCACTTGGTGAAATGACTGGTGGGTATTATCTTTCTATCCAGGCATTCACTGGCAAAGGCAAGACCTGGCTGGGTCTAATGGAAGCACTGACTGTGAACGACATGGGCTTGAGCTGCTTGTTTGAGTCTGGAGAAATGAGTAAGCCTGAGCTTTCATTCCGGCTAGACACTTTGAAAGGAAAATTCAGCAATCGTGCCTTGTTCACAGGTAGCTTAGATTTTCACAGTGAAGAAGACTATAAGAAATATCTAGGAGATTACGGAAAGGGCAGCACAAAAGCCCCTCTAATCATAAAGACTCAAGAGGATTGGGCAAAGGGAATGACAGTGGCACAGATTGAGCATGATATCCAAACTCATCATCCAGACGTGGTCATCATCGATCAGTTCAGTTTGATCCGGCACATCACGAATGACCGAGATGGAAAGTCAGATACGAGTAAACGGTTGAAAGAAATGGCTGGGAAGTATGGGGTAGTGATCTGCCTCTTATATCAAGCAAACGGTGATTATGAGAAGTCTAAAAAGAAGTCTGACGTTGAGGACGAATCACTCAGGATATTACAACCACCCACAGTAAAAGATTACAGTGAGACGATTCAAATTATCCAAGACGTTGATTGCTTGTTGACGTTTGACAGTACTAAGTGGAAGGATGCCCAAACAAATGAAGAATGTGGAAAAGCCCTCCTCTTCGTAGCAAAGAGCAGAGCTGGAGGGGAAGGTACAGAACTTGAGATGAATTGGTTGCCGGATGCCGGATTGATTGAAACAAAGAAGGCAACGGACATCTTTTAAAGGAATGAAATGGGTCGGGATGCAATCGGGGTATTTACAATTCATCGAAAACTTTGTATATTGGAATAGAGGAGGAAAACTGACAATCTTCTAATGGATCAAAGCATGAGCTGTTAAGTAATTATTAGCATCGATAGGCATGTAGTGCCAGTAGGAAAGTGAAAAACCCAAAAGTATGAAGATAATAATAGCTACAATGACTGTAAATCTAATGTATTTAAGAGATTTGAAACGAACAGAGGTCTTCTTTGGGGAAAGTTTTAGAATTATATAGCCGAATAAAACCTCTATGACTTCTGCTGGAGATTTTGCATATGCTTGCATATGAAAGGTTCCCTTGTACCCTACTTTCACGAGAGCAATGTCTGGATCCAGCTTGGGTGTCCTCATAACTTCAAGGATAGCATGGGAAAATATCCAAGTCATAATTAGCATTCCAAGTACCACCCCAGATAGATAGTTCACTGTATCCTTGATCATGAGGGCTGACGAGTATCCGAAAATACTAGTTAGCCATCCCATTATCCCCAAGAATGTTTGCTTCAACATAACTATTTATCACCCTTCTTTACGGCCCTCTTATTTTCTAACTCTATCTCCTTAATAAATGTTTCATAAGTGTGATATATAGAATCATACAATCTCTCTTTTTGGTTCGTCAGACAGCTTTTTGTTTCTTCCTATTTCAGCAAGTGTTGATAGAAGAGTTGGGTTATCGGTAACTTCCTTTTTTGCAAGAATGGGGATTTTCCCCCATCTAGAAAACAAATCATCCTCGTCAATTTTGTAAACTTTAGAAGATACCAGCAAGAAGTGATCTGAGGGCAATTTACCCCTCTCAATCTCTGAGATGTAGTTAGTAGAAACTCCTAACAATTTAGAAACTTCGGTCAAGGGACGGTCCCCACGTAAATGTTTTAGATACCGACCAGCTTCAAATTGCCTTAGAAACCGATCTCTTTCTTCATCCTTTACATCTTCTTTCTTAATATCGTTAACATCCTCAATTTTGCACATATGAGTACCTCCAATATAATATTATAGTATTATTTATTTTCCGAACCAAGTGTTAATAATGGAACAATACCCAATCACAGTATAAAGGGAAGTGATGACAATTTTTATGCAATTCTCCTAGTAATATTGTAGCATACGAAAGCAAATATAATTTTTAGGGGGCCT